TGTGTGTCTCAAAAAAGAAGCCAGAACTACGTACAGGGTTTCCCAGAAGGATGGTCAGAGCATCTCCAAGCCCTGAAGCATATGGGTAAGGTAGAACCCATAACATTGGAAAACAATGAATAATCCTTTTATCCAGTTCATCACCCTTTATAGGACTGATCCTGTTTTGTTCGTTAAAGAAGTCCTTGGAGTAGAGCCTGATGAGTGGCAGCAAGACTTCTTGAATGCCGTAGCCTCTGGTGAACGAAAGATTAGTATCAGGTCTGGTCACGGGGTTGGTAAGTCAACGACTGCTTCTTGGGCGATGTTGTGGTTTCTACTTACCAGATATCCTGTCAAAGTAGTGGTGACTGCCCCTACTTCTGCCCAACTTTATGATGCTTTGTTTGCTGAACTGAAGAGATGGGTCAAAGAGCTACCCCAACCTATCCAAGAGCTACTTGATGTCAAACAAGAGAGGATTGAGCTGAAAGCTAGTGCGACTGAGGCGTTTATCTCTGCTAGAACCAGTAGAGCTGAACAACCAGAGGCTCTACAAGGCGTTCACTCTGATAACGTGATGTTGGTAGCAGATGAGGCTTCTGGCGTTCCTGAAGCGGTTTTCGAGGCCGCTGCTGGCTCTATGTCTGGACACAATGCTCTGACCATCCTTCTGGGAAACCCTGTACGTAGTTCTGGCTTCTTTTTTGAGACACACAACAGACTGAAAGACGAATGGTGGACTAGACGGGTGTCCTGTATTGACTCTACCCGTGTCAGTAAAGAATATGTAGAAGACATGAAATCCCGCTATGGCGAGGAAAGTAATGCCTATCGGATTCGTGTACTTGGAGAGTTCCCCCGTAGTGATGATGACACCATTATCCCGATGGAACTACTTGAGTCTGCCAAACATCGAGACACAAGAGCCTATGAAGATGCCCCAATTATCTGGGGACTGGACGTAGCCCGATTTGGTTCCGACTCGTCAGTTTTGTGTAAGCGTCAATCTAATGTAGTCCACACACTAGAGCGATGGAGGAATCTGGACTTGATGCAGTTAACAGGTGCGGTGGTGGCCCAGTACGAAGCCTGTGACCACAAGAACAGACCTGCTGAGATTCTGGTTGACTCGATTGGTCTGGGAGCAGGTGTTGTTGACCGACTCAGAGAATTAAAGCTTCCCGCCCGTGGAATTAACGTGTCTGAGAGTCCTGCAATGGGTGGTACTTATCTGAACCTGAGAGCAGAACTGTGGCACAAAGCCAAGGCTTGGTTGGAAAAGAGGGACTGCAAGATCCCTAATAACGAAGATTTAATCGGAGAACTGGCGACAGTTCGGTACACCTTTACATCTAACGGCAAGATCAAGATTGAGTCTAAGGATGATATTAGACGTAGAGGATTGAAATCTCCTGACATGGCTGATGCTTTTGTGTTGACATTTGCGACAGATGCCGCCACCATCTCATGGGGATCTAGCAGTGCTTGGAATAAACCGATAAAAAGGTTGATTCGTGGGCTAGTCTGATGCCGTTGCCTTTGAGCTACCTAACACGTAGCTCTTTTTTTATGCATCTTTCCAATTTCTATTGCTTGTAATTGCATATATTGCTTGAACTGTTACGCCAAAAGAATCTGCCAACATTTTGTGAGTTACACCATTTTGAGATAGGTATTTAATTGCTTTAGCGCCACTTTCGTTGATTATTGATCTTCCGTTGTTTGATCCTTTGTAAATTCCATGTTTTACTGAATCTGCAACATTTTGTGCATTTGTTCCGTATGCAAGATTTTCAACTTTGTTGTTGTATCTGTTGCCATCAAGATGACGAACTACTAACCCATCTGGTCGTGGTTTTATAAAAACATGGGCAACCAAAGTGTGAATGTATAACGATTTTTGAGGTTTCCCATCCATTGACTTTACTGATACACTAAGGTAATGTGTTTTATCATTTAGCTTTCTGAAAAATCTTCCATCTTTCCTGATGGCTGCAAATCTTCCGTGATTGCTAATTTCGTATAATCCTTCATAATTCGGTACAGGCATCCATACTTCAGGAGAATTTTCCATGATGAGTCCTAAGCAAAAAGAAAAAGTAGCCAAAGTATATCAGGAATTTAAAGATAAAAAACTTCATTCTGGCAAAAGTGGTCCAGTTGTAAAAAATCCTAAACAAGCGGTTGCCATTGCTTTAAGCGAAGCCCGTGCTATGCCAAAGCGTGGTCAGCGTACTGCTACTAACATGATGAAAAAGGCCAAGAAATGAAGCCAGGACTCTATGCCAACATCGCAGCTAAACGTGAGCGCATAAAAGCTGGCTCTAAGGAAAAGATGCGTAAGCCTGGCACTAAGGGCGCTCCTACTGCCAAAGACTTTAAACAAGCAGCTAAGACTGCTAAAAAGAAATGATGAAGCGTGGGTTAGAGCAATTCGCTGGCTATAACAAGCCAAAGAAAACTCCTAACCACCCAAAGAAAAGCCATGCAGTATTGGCTAAATCTGGTGACGAGGTGAAGTTAATTCGCTTTGGTCAACAAGGTGTTTCTGGTAGTCCAGATGGATCTAAGAGAAACGAAGCATTCAAAGCCCGCCATGCTCAAAATATTGCCAAAGGCAAGATGAGTGCTGCATATTGGGCAAACAAAGTAAAGTGGTAATTATGAAATGCCCTATCGCAACCTATGACATCAAAGCTAATCTGAAGGCTCGTAACTGGGCTTTTAAGAATGTTGGCTATGGTCCTGCCAATCCAGAAGAGGAAAACAAAGACTTCTGGAAAGCACGAGCAGATGAATGGCAGACAGATGTTGAAGATGCCAAAGAGATGCGTTGCGGTAACTGCGCTGCCTTTATCCAGACTCCAGAGATGATGGCTTGCATCCTGAAAGGCATTGATGAAGAGACTGATGGCTATGCCAAAGATGTCCAAGGTGCGGCTAACTTAGGTTATTGCGAACTGTTTGACTTTAAATGTGCGGGTGCGCGTACCTGTTCAGCATGGTTATCTGGTGGCCCTATCACTAAGAAGATGAGCAAGAATCAGCAGAATATGTTGATGATGGCTAAAACCGAATACGATATGGAAGATGAGGGAGAAGAATAATGCAACAAGATAACCCAATGTTGGACGCTGAAGTGATGTTTGGCGAAGTTCAAGAAGATGAAGTGATGTCAGAAGAGGAGCTTCAAGGAGTTGTTTCTGCTGAAATTACTGATGCCATTTCTTTCATTGATGATGACATTGGTGGCAATCGTGCATTGGCTACTGAATACTACTATGGCGAGCCTTTTGGCGATGAAGAGGAAGGCCGCTCACAAGTAGTTTCAATGGATGTGAGAGATACAGTGCAAGGCATTTTGCCAAGCCTGATGCGTATCTTCTTTGGTCCAGAGCGTGTGGTTGAGTTCGCCCCCCAAGGACCTGAAGATGTGGCCTCTGCTGAACAAGCAACTGACTATGTAGACTTCATCTTTAAGCGCGACAACCCTGGCTTTAAGATTCTCCACTCTGCTTTCAAAGATGCCTTAGTTCGCAAATGCGGCATTGTGAAATACTGGTGGGATGAGTCTGTTGAAGTTCGTGCAGATTCATTCTCCATGCTTGATGAACAAAGCATGATGATGCTCACTAGCGATCCAGATGTTGAGATCTCTGCCGTTCGTGAATACCCAATGCCTGGCATGGAGCCACAGAACGAAGCTCAAGGCATTATGACTCCACCTCCCATGTTGTACGATGTGGAGATCAAGCGCAGAATTAAAACTGGCAAGGTAAAGATTGAGGCGTTGCCACCTGAAGAGTTCCTGATTGACCGCAGAGCAAAATCCATTGAGGATGCTACTTTTGTAGGACACAGGACTATGAAGACAGTATCTGACCTAGTTGCGATGGGTTATGACTACGATGAAATGATTGAAGAGGCGGGTAATGGCAATGACTTTGATAACAACCAAGAGTATCAAGCTCGTAACCCATTTGCCGTAATCAACACTGCAAACAATGGTGATCCTTCTAGCAAGAGTGTTCTGTACATTGAGGGCTACTTAAAGGTAGACTTTGATGGCGATGGCATTGCTGAAATGCGTAGGATCTGCACCATTGGTAGCGGAAATAAAGTTGTTCGCAATGAGATCGTTTCTGATCGTCAGTTTGCTGACTTCTGCCCAGATCCAGAGCCACATACATTCTTTGGTATGTGTCCCGCTGACGTTGTGATGGACATTCAGCGTATCAAGTCTAATGTTCAGCGTGGCATCTTAGACTCCTTGGCTCAAGCTATCCACCCCCGTACTGCAATTGTTGAGGGGCAAGCCAATATGGATGATGTCCTGAACACTGAAGTTGGTGCGGTAATTCGCATGAGAGCGCCAGGCATGGTTCAGCCATTTACCACTCCATTTGTTGGTCAAGCAGCATTCCCAATGCTTGAGTACTTGGATGACATTAAACAGACCCGTACAGGCATTTCTAAGGCCGCCTCTGGCTTGGATGCAGATGCACTGCAAAGCACCACCAAAGCCGCTGTTTCTGCGACTGTGAATGCCGCACATCAGCACATTGAGATGATCGCCCGTATCTTTGCTGAGACAGGTTTGCGTAAGTTGTTTACTGGCATCTTGAAGTTGGTAACAGAAAACCAAGACAAGCCCCGCATGGTGCGTTTGCGTAATACATTCGTGCCAATTGACCCACGTTCATGGGATGCAAACATGGATGTGATCGTTAATGTTGGTGTTGGTGATGGCACTCTTGAAGAGCGAATTGCCCTGTTAACTCAGGTTGCTACTCGACAAGAGCAGATCATTGCACAACAAGGTCCAAGTAATCCTGTTGTATCTATACCACAGTACACAAATACTTTGGCAAAAATGTTGCAACTGGCGGGGATTAAAGATTCTCAGAATTACTTTGCTCAATTGCCACCTGATTGGACGCCACCAGAGTCACCGCCACCACAACCCTCTCCAGAGGAGATTTTGGCTAAAGTACAGGCTGAGTCTATACAAGCTGATATCCAGAAGAAAGCCGCTGAACTACAGTTGGATCGTGAAAAAGCGATCATGGCTGATGACCGCGAAAGAGATCGTATTGAACAAGATGGTATTTTGCGTAGATATGAGCTAGAATTGAAATATGGTGTACAAATTCAAAGTGCGGAAATAAATGCCGCAATGAATAGAGATAGAGAATTTATCCGTCAACAAGCTGCAATGAGTCAACAAGCTCCAATGGAACAGCCTCAAATGAGTCCACAACCTCAAATGAGTCCTGACCAAATGATGAATCAAGGTCCAGAGATGAATCCTGATTTCGGAATGAGCCAACAGCCTCAACAGCCCCAACCAATGATGTAAATGGACGATCTAGAAATTAACCTCGCAAGAGGAGACAAAGCCAGACTACTTCTTGAGGATGAACTCCTCAATGAAATGCTGAAACGAATTGAAGATGACTGTTATCGTGAGATTAGGTCTTCCAAATTGATGGAAGGACCTATTAGAGAGCAAGCTTATTTGCTCCTCACGACAATAGACATTTTGAGGTCAAAATTACGAGCTGTTATGGATACAGGAAAAATGGCAGAAGTTGCCATTGCTCGTAGACGGGGCAGACCCCCGAAACTAGATTGATTGTTCAACTAAGAGGTAAATATGTCCGATAACGCACAAGCAGTCGGTTCGATTACAGTAAACCAAGCAGCGCAAAGCTTTGCTACTATGCTAGACAGCCAAGAGGGTGTTGACACTGGTGCAGAGGCGCAACCAGAGGAGGAGCAATCCGAATCTGAGTCTGAGGAAGTGGAATCTGCGGAGACGCAAGATGAAACAGAGGAAACTTCCGAGGAAGTAGAAGGCGAAGAAGAGGAAGCCGAAGAAGAAGCTCCTAGGGATGAGAAGTTTGTTGTCAAAGTTGATGGCAAAGAAATCGAAGTCCCAAAGGATGAACTTATCCGAGGCTACCAACGTGAAGCTGACTACACACGGAAAACGCAGAAACTAGCAGAAGAGCGCAAATTAGTCGAGTCTGAGTTTCAGCAAGTCCGTGGTGAGCGTGAACAATACGCTCAGATATTAGGACAATTACAGCAGAAACTGCAGGAGTTTGAGCCTCAAGAGCCTGATTGGAATCGTTTAGAAGTTGAAGATCCAACTGAGTATGCCCGTCAATGGACATCACATCAGCGTAGACAACAACAGAAATACGCTATTCAAGCAGAGCAAGATAGACTCAATCAACTGCGTCAAGTTGAGACACAAAAGCAGATACAAGCTGTTTTAGCGCAGGAAACTGCACGTTTGAAAGAGAAAATTCCTGAGTGGAGTTCTCCAGAGAAAGCTAAAGCAGAAGGTAAGGCTTTATTGGAGTATGGTCAGGCTTTGGGCTTTTCCGAGCAGGAACTGAACGGCATTACTGATTCACGGGCATTACTTGCGCTTCACAAGGCGTGGAAGTATGACCAGATGATGAGTAAACGTCCAGAATTCCAAGCGAAGATTAAAAAAGCTCCGAAAATGGCAAGTCCAGGTTCAGCGGGTAGCGTAGGTTCTAAGTCTGGTGAATTAAATAACGCAAAAAAGCGTCTTGCACAAACTGGAAGCGTCAGAGATGCCGCATCCCTTTTCGAGAAATTTATTTAAGGAATTATCATGGCTGCAGTAACGAATACATACACACGATACGATGCTAAAGGCATTCGTGAGGACCTTTCCAACGTCATCTATCAGATCTCTCCAGAAGAGACTCCATTCATGTCTAATGTTGGTCGTGAAAACGTCTCCAACACTTTCTTTGAGTGGCAAACAGATGATTTGGCTTCTGCTGTTACAACTAATGCGCAGATCGAGGGTGATGACATCACTTCTTTCACCGCTGTTACTCCTACAGTTCGTTTGGGCAACTACACCCAGATCAGCCGTAAAGACGTAATCATTGCTGGTACTTTGGAAGCAGTTGACAAGGCAGGACGTCGCTCTGAGTTGAGCTACCAAATGGCTAAAAAATCTGCTGAAATTAAGCGTGACATGGAGTCAACTGCTTTGGCAAACCAAGGTGCTGCCGCTGGTGACACATCTACAGCCCGTAAGACTGGTGCTTTGTTGGCCTTCTTGAAGACCAATACAAACGAAGGTACAGGCGGTGGCGATCCTTCTTACACAACAATCCCAACTGATGACCGCACAGACGCTACTGCTGGCGACTTGCGTTCATTCAGCGAAGCATTGTTGAAGGACGTTATCCAGAAGGTCTGGACACAAGGTGGTAACCCATCTATGGTCATGGCTGGTCCTGTTAACAAGCAGAACTTGTCTAAGATGACTGGTATTGCTGGTCAGCGTTTCAACGTGACTGGTCCTAAGCCTTCTACTATCGTTGCCGCTGCAGACATCTATGTCTCAGACTTCGGTAATGTGAGCATTGTTCCTAACCGCTTCCAGCGTGAGCGTGATGTTTTCGTGCTTGATCCCGAGTACGCAAGCATTGCTTATCTGCGTCCCTTCCAGACAGTTGAACTGGCTAAGACAGGCGATGCCGAGAAGCGTATGCTCTTGGTTGAGTGGGGCTTGAAGATCAAGAACGAGAAAGCTCATGGCGCTGTCTACGACTTGAACAGCACAATTCAGTCTTAATCTGAACTAAGGGGTGGGCTAATTACCCACCCTTTTTAACTTATGACAACAAAAATCTTTGACTTTGATCCCATCATGGGAACTAAAAAGCTTTGGCATTACGATGCTCAAACTGACCAAGCTACTATTGAGACAGTTATTGATGCTACTCAAATAGTTCAGGAAAACAAAGAAAGATTTAACTCTTTTGATGAACGAGCAAATTGGAATGGAGATATGCACCATGTGGCATCTATCCCAATGGCTTTGTACTATCAAATGAAAGCTGAAGGAAAACTTGATGACCAAGCTTTTATGAAGCGTTGGCTCAATGATCCTGACAATCGTGCATTTCGCACAAGACCTGGAGAAGTTTAATGGATAGTAAGACCATTGGAGTTTTGATTCCAACACGGGACTTTGTTAATTCTGGATTTTCTTATGACCTAGCCAGATTGGTTGGGTTCACAGTAGGCAATACGAACCACAAGGTAGTTTTGTATACTAGTTCTGGCACATTGTTGTCAGCACAGCGTCAGGATTTGGCTAAATCTGCTATTGAGGCAGGTTGCACACACACATTATGGTTGGATAGCGATATGCGCTTTCCAAAGGACACCATAGTCCGATTATTGCAGCATGATACTGGTATTGTTTGTGCCAATTATGCTAAACGTAGATTTCCTACTGAGCCTATTGCGGTACGAAAAAATACCACAGATGAGGATGCAAAAACTATTCAGAGGGTATATACTGAAGACCATTCAACTGGATTAGTTGATGTAGATTATTGCGGCATGGGTGTAATGCTCGTAAAAGCCGAGGTCTACAAAACAATGGAATATCCTTGGTTTGCTATCCCTTGGGTTCCAAATGCACAAGACTACATGGGCGAAGATGTCTGGTTTTGTCGCAGAGCTGCCGAGAACGGCACTAAAACCTATATTGACCAAGACCTTTCAAAAGAGGTTCATCATATTGGTTCATTTGAATTCAAACATGAGCATACATTGATGTGCAGGGATGTAGAAAATGGCACTTGATACCTACAGTGGACTGAAGACAACGATTGCTGATTATTTGAATCGGGATGATTTGACTTCTATTATTCCTAGTTTTATCGCTCTGGCAGAAGCAAAATTTAATCGTAAATTGCGTGTTCGTCAGATGGTAAAACGTGCGACTGCCACTTTAGATACAGCGTTCTTTGCATTCCCATCAGACTTTGCTCAAGCCAAAGAATTTCAGTTAAATACAAACCCAATTACTTATCTTGAGTTTGTGACTGAAAAGCAAGGTGACTTGATGCGTCAAGATTCAATCATTGCTTCTGGCAAGCCAAAATATTACACTATCGTTGGTACGCAATTAGAAGTAATTGCTACACCTGATACTGAATACACAGGAGAGTTAACCTATTATGGTAAGATTCCTGCGTTGAGTGATTCAAACACAAGCAACTGGCTTCTAGCTTATGCCCCAGACTTGTACTTATATGGTGCATTGCTTGAGGCAACTCCATATTTGAAAGATGATGAGCGTCTTGGCACATGGAGTACGTTGTACACAAACTCCTTGGGCGACATTGAGGTTGCAGATCAAAGGGCGTCTGTTTCTTCAACTCCTATTGTTCGTGCCCGTTCTTTGGGGTGATATATGGCTGGTTCATTTACAGACTATCTTGAGGACAAGATCCTCAAACACGTTTTCACTAATACTGCTTATACATCTCCAACGACTGTTTATGTTGGGTTGTTTACTGCTGCCCCTACTGATACTGGTGGTGGCACAGAAGTTTCTGGTAGTGGATACGCACGAAAATCTGGATCTTTCACAGTAAGTGGTACAGGAACTCTAGCAACAAATAGTGCCGCTATTGAGTTTGATGCTGCTACTGGTAGTTGGGGAACCATTGTTGCTATTGCTGTTTTTGATGCCTCTACATCAGGAAATATGCTTGCTTGGGCAGATTTAACAACAAGCAAAGCAATTGCAACTGGTGATGTCTTGCGCATTCCTACTGGTGACCTTGACATTACATTGAGCTAATCATGGCACTAGTTCTTGCAGATCGTGTAAAGGAAACTACTACAACGACAGGAACGGGTACGCTTACTCTTGCTGGCGCTGCAACTGGCTTCCAATCATTTTCAGTAATTGGAAATGGCAATACAACTTATTACGCAATAAGTTCTAGTAGTGGTTCAGAATGGGAAGTTGGTATTGGTACTTACACATCATCTGGCACTACATTAGCAAGAACTACTATTCTTGCCTCTTCAAATGCAGGATCGGCAGTTGACTTATCTGCTGGTGTAAAAGATGTTTTTGTTACATATCCTTCAAGCAAGGCAGTATCAATTGATGCAATACAAACATTAACCAACAAAACACTTACAAGTCCAACTTTAACAACACCAGCTCTTGGCACTCCATCAAGTGGAACATTAACTAATGCTACTGGTTTGCCAATAGCAACTGGTGTTAGTGGGTTAGGTACTGGAGTTGCTACAGCTTTAGGTGTAAATATTGGATCTTCTGGAGCTGCTGTAGTTAATGGTGGTGATTTAGGAACTCCATCTAGTGGTACGCTAACTAATGTAACTGGCTTGCCTATTTCTACTGGCGTTAGTGGTTTAGGAAGCAATGTCGCCACTTTCTTGGCAACACCATCATCTGCTAATTTAGCTGCTGCATTAACAGATGAAACTGGTACTGGTGCAAATGTATTTGCAAATTCTCCAACACTAGTGACTCCGATATTGGGAACACCAACAAGTGGCACATTGAGTAACTGTACAGTTGATGGTACTAACTCTGTTGGTTATTTGAATATTCCTCAGAATAGTCAATCTACTGCTTACACTTGTGTTTTATCTGATGCAGGAAAGCATATTTTTCATCCATCAACCGATGCTAATGCAAGGACATTTACGATTCCTGCAAATAGTTCTGTTGCATATCCGATTGGCACAGCTATCACTTTTGTAAATATGACAAGCCAAGTGGTAACTATTGCAATCACTACAGACACTATGTATTTGTCATCAGCAGGAACTACTGGATCAAGAAGCTTGGCTCAGTATGGTTCTGCTACTGCATTAAAAATCACATCAACATCTTGGATTATTTCGGGAAGTGGATTGACATGAGTGGTGCATTACAAGCCGTTTTCCAAAATCAAAGAAGTTTTTCTTCACCACCTGTAAATACAGCATTGCCTGTTCTTACTGGAACTGGACAAGTTCGGCAAACTCTTTCATGTACTACAGGTACATGGACAGGTGTCCCTACTCCAACATTTACTTACCAATGGAAATATGGTTTAGGAACTAATATTACTGGCGCAACATCAAATACTTATGTAATAACAAGTGCATACTTAGGCGAACAAATATATTGTGATGTAACTGCAACAAATACTGTCGGGGTTCAGTCTGAAATTTCTAATAAAACTTCTGCTATTGTAGCGAATGTGCCATTAGCACCAACGATTGGAACGGCATCACAAGCAAGTTCAACAAGCGCATATGTGACATATACCGCACCATCTGATAATGGCGGCGCAACAATTACTACTTATACCGCAACATCTTCTCCTGGTGGAATTACAGGAACACTATCAACTTCAGGTTCAGGAACAATTACTGTTTCTGGATTAACATCAGGAACAGCATACACATTTACTGTTACAGCAACAAATTCAGTTGGTACAAGCTCTGCAAGTTCTGCTTCAAATAGTGTTACGCTTGTTTCTGTTGGACAAGCAACTTATACAACTGCTGGTACATATACATGGATTCCTGCATCTGGTTTAACTAGCGCTTGTTTCCTTGTTATTGGAGCTGGCGGTAAAGGTGGAAATGGTGGTGGTTTTTGCTGTTGTGGAACAATATATAGATATGGTGGCGGTGGTGGATCGGGAGCTGGTTTAGCTTATGTAAATAATTACTCATTTTCTTCTGGAACAACTTTTAATGTAAGCGTTGTGAGTAATGGTGATGTACAAATTACAAATAATACAAATAGTGAATATATTAAAGGAGTAAAAGGCGTAAGTACATCTGAATGGGGCGCTCCAGGTGGGCCATATGGATCATCAACTATGTCATCCGCAGTTACAAGAAAAGGTGGAGATGGTGGAGATGGCGGTTTTGGTACATCAACTCTTTTAAGAAGAGGTGGCGGTGGCGGTGGCGCAGCTGGTTATTCTGGTAATGGTGGTCGTGGTGGCGGGTATAGCGCTGGATCGCCACTATCAGGATCAGGCGGTGGCGGTGGCGGTGGCGGTCAATCAACTAGTCCAGGATATGGCGGTGCGGGTGGTGGTGGTATAAGTTATTTAGGAGAAGGCTCTAGCGGATCAGCAGGTTCTGCTGGAGGACCAGCAACTGGTGGTGGTGGTGGATCAGGTGGAACATCTGGATCAACGGCAACAACTACTGTTGGCGCAAATGGTGGTTCATATGGCGCTGGTAGTGGTGGTGGAAGTGGAGCTTCTGGAACATCAGGAAATCCAGGTCAAGGATTTGCACGTATTATTTGGGGATCTGGAAGATCTTATCCAAGCACTAACACAGGGGATTTGTGATGGAACTTTATATTCAAATCAGAGATGGGCAACCATATCAACATCCAATTTTGGGTGAGAACTTTCGTGAAGCATTCCCGCATATTGATGTAAACAATTTGCCGCCTGAGTTTGCGCGTTTTGAAAGACTTGCTTGCCCGAATGAAGCAACAACATTTCAAGTTGATGAGGTGTCATATCAATGGGTCAATGGCATCGTTAAAGATGTTTGGGTTGTTCGCGACATGACTGACGAAGAACGTCAAGAAAAAATTAAAGAAATTGGTGAAAACCTGCTTAAAAGTGTTGAAAATTATAAGGTAATTAGTCAAGCAGAAATAGACAATGCCTTGACTGAAGAAATAAAGCAATTATGGATTGATCATTTAGCAGCACTAAATGCATGGGTTCTTGTTGACCCATTGAATCCAAAATTACCAAAGCCACCAGCCATGCAAGATGATGGAACTGTATATACAGTAAACGATTCAGGAACTGCACCAAATGTTATTGAATAAACCATTAAATATTGAAGATATTCGTGGTGTGATTTATGACTTTGAAAAGTCAGGTGACATACTTGAAAAACACGTTCATACAGATGAAAATGTGCATATAACTATTGTTGCAAGAGGAAAAATTAAAGCGTACTCCCATGATTGGGAGAAGGAAGTATTTGCAGGACAGGTTATAGATTTTCAAGTTGGTCAGCCACATGAAATTATGGCTCTTGAAGACAACACAAGAATTTTTAACATTGTTAAAAAATTTAGTGGTAATTTAAATAATTACAGTTAAAAATCATGGAAAACAAGATAACACTAACCGATGAACAACTAGAACAACTGGTTGAAAAAGTTACAGAAAAAGTAATAGAAAATGTTTATATTTCTATTGGGCAAAGTATTGTTAAAAAGTTTTTCTGGATTGTTGGTTTAGGAACAGTTGCTTTGTTTGCATGGCTATCTAACAATGGACACTTGAAATAATGTTTGGCATAAGTGCTTTTTCGCAGTCTCCATTTTCTACGCTGGGTGGCGGTGGAGCATTAGATGCTGCGGCAAATATAGATAGCACTTCTTCTGTTTCAGCAAATGCAAATGGAATCTTTGCTGTATCTGCAAATCCTACTAGTGCATCAACAATTTCTGCTTCTGCAATACTTATTAAAACTGCACAAGCCAATATTGATTCAATTAGTAGTGTTCAAGTAACTGTATCTGGGCTAATATTTGCTTCAGCAACTATTTCTTCTATCTCAACAATTGACTGCTCTACTTCAATACTCACAAATGCTAGTGCTTTTATAATTGCAAATTCTATTATTGAAAGTTCAGCAGTACTAAAGTGGCAAGATAACGAATTTACAACAGAAACGTGGTCAACAATTTCAGACCAATCAAGCACTTGGACTGATGCAACTGATCAGTCTAAATCATGGACAGTAACTACACATTGAGGCAATTATGGCTGATACAACCACCACAAATTTAGGTCTGACTAAACCAGAAGTAGGTGCTTCTAGTGACAGTTGGGGTACTAAGTTAAATACAGACTTAGACTCTATTGATGCTTTGTTTGATAGTGGTCCAGTACTGAAGATTGCTAAAGGCGGTACTGGTGCTAACTCTGCTGCAAACGCTCGGACATCATTGGCTGTGCCAGGTACTGCAGTTGATAACACATATACTGGAAAACAGACATTTACTGGCTCAACAACTGCTGTTGGGACGAAGTTTGTCAATGCGTTAGAAAAGGTAACTGTTTCAGCTACTGCTGCTACTGGAACTATTGCTTATTACGCAACAACTCAATCTGTTCTTTATTACACAAGTAATGCGTCTGCCAATTGGACAGTAAATTTAACAGGAGCTAGTACACCAGTTACTTTAGATACATTGATGGCAACAGGCGAGTCTATTACTGTTGTTCATCTAGTAACTAATGGTAGTACAGCTTATTACAACAATGTAGTTCAAGTTGATGGAACTACAACTGGCGTTACAACAAAGTGGCTTGGTGGTGTAACTCCAACTAGTGGATCTGCAAGTGCTATTGACTCATACACATACACAATTGTAAAAACTGGATCTGCCACATTCACAGTTTTTGCTTCTAAATCTGTATACGCTTAAAAATATGCCAATTTTATCTACTATTGCTTCATCAACATCAAGGGCTTTTGGCGGAGGTCTTGGAAGTGGTATTGTTGGTCAACAAGCCTACACAACACCTGGAACATATTCATGGACAGCTCCTGCTGGCGTTTATTCAGTATGTGTTGTTTGCGTTGGCGGAGGCGGTTCTGGATCTAAAGGATCTACCTACGGAAGTGGTGGTGGTGGCGGTGCATTGAGATATGCAAATGGATATGGAGTGACACCTGGTGCTTCTTATACAGTAATTGTTGGAGAACGTGGAACTACAAATTTAAGCACAACAGTACCAACAAATGGTGGCGCATCTTCATTTGATGGAGTTGTTGTAGCTGGTGGTGGCTATGCTGGAGCAAGCAATACTGGTGGAGCAGGAGGTACTGGTTCTGGCGGTACTGGTGGAGGCTCTGGAGGCTCTGGAGGTAACTATATTGAAACTGGCGGAGGTGGCGGAGGTGGCGGAGGCGCAGGAGGCTACTCTGGAGCTGGTGGAAATGGTGGAAATGGTGGAAATAATAGTGGTGGAAGTGGATCTTCTGGAACATCAGGCTCTGGCGGTGGAGCAGGAGGTGGCGGAGGAGCTGGCGATAACGAAGATGGTGGATTTGGTGGTGGTGTAGGATTATTAGGACAAGGATCTAATGGTTCTGGCGGGGCTGGCGGTGCTGACAATGTAGAAGGAACATCTGGAGCTGGAGGTTCAGGTGGGACTGGAAGTATGAATTATCAAGCTGGCGAGTATGGAGGTGGTGGCCGAGGTCATAGCGGAAGTCTTGCAGGAAATTCAGGTGGCGCAAATGGTGCTGTACGAATTATTTGGGGATTTGGAAGAGCATTTCCATCAACAAATACAGGCGATTTATAAATGGCTGATCTTGGTCAACAACTACAAACACCTCCAATCCCGAAGCTTGCGTCTTCTGGGAGTGTGTATTCATCTGAGTTGCAAAACCAAAACAACAACTTTTTAAACTTGTTCTTTATCAAGTTGGTTAATGCCATTAATTCTGCATTTGGTATCCGTGGTGGAAAGTATTTAAATAATCCATACGGAGCGTTTCAAGATAGTACTGATCAGACTGCTGCCAATACAACTACTGCTTATGCCGTAACATTCAATACTACAGATTTTGCTAATGGCGTAAGCATAGCAAGTTCATCAAGAATTACTGTTGCAGAAACAGGTATTTGGAATTGTCAGTTTTCTATCCAGTTTAAAAATACTACTAACGATACACAAGATGTGGATGTTTGGTTTAGAAAAAATGGAACAAACATTGATAACTCAAATAGTAGATTTGGTTTGTCTGCTAGGAAATCATCTGGTGATCCAAGTCATAACATTGCTGCAATGAATTTCTTTGTCAATTTGACTGCCAATGATTACATTGAAATAATGTGGCGACCAAGTGATACAGGGGTTTCAATTGAGCAATATGGAACTTCTACAAGTCCAACAAGACCTACAGTTCCATCTGTAATTGCTACAATGAGTTTTGTATCTAACTTGTCTGTATAAAGATTTATATCATGGCCTACATACCACTCCAGATCCCACCAGGCGTATATAAGAATGGTACAGATTACCAATCTAAAGGACGCTGGAACTATTCAAACTTAATCCGCTGGTTTGAGGGGACAATTCGGCCTGTAGGTGGATGGCGTAAGCGCACAACTACTCAATTGACTGGAAAAGCCCGTGGATTGATTAATTGGCGAGACAACAGTAATAATAGGCGTATCGGCATTGGTACAAATTCAAATCTTTATGTTTTGAATGAAATTAACACATTGACAGACATTACACCTGTTGATTTGGTGTCTGGTGATGCTGATGCAGTATTGAAAATTGGTTATGGTTATAGCACTTATGGAAGCTTTGCTTATGGTGTACCTAGACCTGATATTGGTACTTATTCTCCTGCTACAACATGGAGCTTGGACACATGGGGAGAGTATTTGGTTGCTTGCTCAAACAAAGATGGGCGACTACTTGAGTGGCAATTAAATACATCTAGTGATGCTGCCGCAATTACCAATGCTCCTACAAGTTGCACAGGGTTGGTAGTTACTCAAGAGCGATTCTTGTTTGCATTGGGTGCAGGAGGTAATCCTCGTAAAGTGCAATGGTGTGACCAAGAAGACAATACACTTTGGACACCTGCAGCAACAAACCAAGCTGGTGACTTTGAATTGACCACTATTGGCTCATTAATGTGTGCCAAACGAATCCGTGGTGCAACCATATTGTTTACAGATGTTGATGTACATACTGCAACATATATTGGCCCACCATACGTTTACAGTTTTGAGCGTATTGGCTCATCATGTGGCGTTATTTCAAAGCAAGCCGTAGCAGCTACAGATAACTCATGTATCTGGATGTCTCAGTCTGGATTCTGGATATTTGATGGTTTTGTAAAGCCTTTGCCATCTGATGTTAGCGACTATGTGTTTGCTAACTTGAATGTTACTCAATCATCCAAGGTTTACGCTGTACACATTTCTGCCTATGGTGAGATTTGGTGGTTTTACCCAAGTGCATCTAGCAATGAAGTTGACTCCTATGTGAGCTACAACTATCGTGAAAACCATTGGGCATTAGGCACATTGGCTCGGACTTGCGGCACAGATCGAGGCATTTTCAGCAACCCTTTGATGGTTTCTGCTGACAGTTATGTTTATGAGCATGAAGTAGGTAATGCCTATGATTCTCAGACTATCTTTGCAGAATCAGGACCAGTTGAATTAGGTGCTGGTGACAGGGTTTTAAGCTTAAGCGGTCTGATTCCTGATGAAAATACATTAGGTGATGTACAAGCCAAGTTCAGTACCAAGTTTTACCCAACTGGAACTGAGTACAACTATGGCCCCTACACAATGGCAAACCCAACATCTTTACGCATTACTGGTAGACAGATTGCAGTAAGGATTGAGGGTGTTACCACTACCGATTGGCGAGTTGGAACAATTAGGTTTGATGGAAAGCCTGGTAGTTTGCGATGATTAATTACGATAAATATATGGTCAATGGTGAATTGCCATCATGGGCTGTATATTTACAAAAAGTTGAGAAAATACTAGAACCTGCTTTAGAATACGATGGCACATATAATATGCAGGACGTAGCCGACTGTATTGACAGTTGTACGATGCAATTGTGGCCTAGTACTAATAGCGCAGTAGTAACTCAGGTACAAAACT